AGCAATCAACCACTTGGAAATCCCCGAGTCGTAGGTCAGCGCAATCCACTTGTCGATACTGTCCATGACAATGTCGGATCCACCAAGCTCAAGATTGCCAGTGCCGTGCTTCAGCGTGACAACGCGTGCCGCGCTTACAGGCCGGACATAGATCACACCGGCATACCCAGTTGCAATGATAGAATCAAGGTCGTCAGCAGCGATGTCGCCTTCGGTGTCAATCAAATGAAGGGCTTTCGTAGACGTGACAGTCCCGCCACTGATCGTCAACTCGGTCGGTGCTGTGAACGTGAGCCCCGGGGAAGCAAGCGAACCGTCGATAATGACGTCAGAAGTCAGTGTAAGCGACGTGGCGGCAGAAATGACGCTCTCTGCGGGTGCTGCCATGGTAGAGGCATTAATCGACCATGTAGACTCAGAGAGGACTCCGGCCGATGCGCCGACTACGGGAATCTGATATTGATTCGTGAGGCCGACGAGGCCAACGTGTTGCGCGGATGTCAGGTGGTAATACTCATCCGTAGTCCCACCTTGGAGACCGGTCAGCCCGTTATGGCTTGAACGCCATGTTCGTTCCGTTAATCAGCCACTCAGTCATCCGAAGCGCGCCGAGGCCATCGTCAGCCGCAATACTGTAGGATGTGCCTAAATTGCTGATTGCTTCAATCGGGTGAGAGTTTGCCGCGCCACGATCTGAAAGGGAATTATGAGAGCTCGCAGTGAACCCGCTGCCGCCGGGAATCGCGTCCTTGCGCCAATCGACGTAATCGCCATCAGCGGCCGGTCGGATACGGGCATTCACGGCATTGCCATAACTGCCAGTTTGGAAGATTACCGATGCGATAGGTCGAATTTCGGCAAACGGAAGCTTGACGGCAAGATTACCCATCTCTACAGCGGCGCCATCGCGGGCATCACCAGTATTCGCATAGACCGCCTGTCCTACTGCTGCATAAAGCTTGTCACCAACGCCACCAGACCCCACAGCAAAGACGTGACACAAAACAAAGTCGTTAACACTTACGGTAGTCAGTTGCCAGACAGCGCCAGTCCATTCGTTCCAAACCAGCCGTCCAGTTGCGCCAGTACCAGCGGTAGTGTCAGTGAGTACCGCAAAATTCGGCTCTGAGATCTCGCGAACGTACTCCATTGCGCCATCCAGATACAGGATAGGCAACCCGGTAGTGCTGGTGACAGCGGAGATAGCAAAGCGAAGGTCTTCGTCGGTAATGACGCCGCTGTCAACACTAAACTGCGCGTCTTCTGGGTCACTACCGTCGCCATCTACAACAAGCGAGCCAAGGGACAGACCTGAACCTAAAACTTGAGAACCGAGTGTATTATGGAAATGGTAATGGGTTGCGCCGTCCATCTGGAGCCCGTGAGTCTCTTGTAGTGGCCCTGAGAGGATCGTTCGGCTGTTATCCGCATCCCAGTAGAGGTAGGCGACGTAAACCCAAGGGCCGAGAATTACGCGGTCATCGAATGATGTCGAATGGGAAAACGTGCCGGTCTCGTCGAAGTAGAAGAAGTGATCGCCTTCAACATCGGTCCATGCGGCAGTGTGATCGCCTGCGGCCTGAATGAGAAGATTGTTCACTGAATAGATAGGGAATCCATTGGTGGAGGTGATAGTCAGCTCAAGCTCGGCATCGTCTATACTGAGGGAAACCACAGACTCAGCGAGGTCAACCGCAACTCCGTCTTTCAAGACGAAGCCAGTTCTTTCAAGCGCGCTGTCGCCTGATTGGGTGTGTCCAACCCATGAGAGGTCCTTCACCGCAACGTCGAGGATGCCAGCAGTCGCATGAGCCACTACAACCCCACCCATGCGGATCTGACTTGACGGAAGAAGCGGCTTGACGTTGGTTAGCTCTCCTCTGATCTTCGAAAGCCAAAGCTCATCGCCTGCGCTCCAGACTTCGAAATTAGGAGAACCCGTCCCGCTCGTATCAATGTCGCGAACGCGGCCACGGCTGGTTACTATACCATCAGAACCAGAGGCAAATGTATGAGTTGCCACGCCAAGGACATTCCGGCGATTAACATCGGAGCCAGTAGCGCCGGCTTCGGCAAGGAAGCATTCACGAAGTTCTCCGGTGACTTCACCATTCAGAGCTACAGGCTGGCCGTTGGTGACGTCGGATCCAGTAAGGTTGTAAACGCGATCCCAATCCTCGTATCCTACTGAGTTGGCAGAGCCTTTGTCTGAGGTGACAAGAAGTGTACTTAATTCAGTGTCCCACTGGACCTGCCCCTCAACCGCTGCTGGCGGTGTTGCAAGTATGTTCCAAATTAGGTAATCAACGTTGGGAAGGTGACTACCGCCGCCAGAGCTGTCATCAACGTATTTCTTGTTGGCAACGTCGTAGTCGGCAACCGGGGAAGACCCGGGAGTTGTCGGGAAGCTGGTGAACGTGGCTCCGTCGAATTGCGGAGTAGACGCAACGGTAACTGCTTGATCCAGGAAGGTATGGTCTGAGCCGTCGCTCGTGGTGTGTGAAAAGGCTGCGTCCCAGTTCGACATCTTTCCGGCCGGCATGAGTCCGTTGATGGCGTTCGTCGCATCGCGCGTCGCTGACGTATGCTCCGCAGCGGTCATGTGGTAATACTGACCACTAGTACCACCCTGCAAACCTGTTAGGTCGTTATGGGCGGTGATTGATGTGTTGTCCAGCAACCAATCAAGAGCGTCCTTGACCGTCGACCCAGCAACCGTACTGTCGTTCAGTACTTGGGAAGCGGCCAACTGGAGCTTATTAGGCCCGGTGATCGGGTTAGGATCATCAAGCTCAACCTCGACATTTGCATTCGTCAGCTCAACGCGATACGTCGCCATGGCTACTCCTTATTCGCCGGAAACGAGAAGCTTGGCAAACGGCCGCAAGAGGATCGGTGTAATCCCTTTCGGTACATCTGCCATCTTCACTTCGGGGAGTTTGTATTCCTCTTCGGCCTCAAGCTTCGCTTTTACGAGCTCTGTTTGGGCCTCCCGGGCTTCTACGGCTGAGTTGAATTTCTTCTTCAGTTTCTCGAAAGCTGCTTCAAACTTCGCTTCATCTTCAAAGATGTACTTCGGCTGGGCCATGCCAGGCAACAGACGGGTGACAGCCGTACCGTCCGGATCCTTAATCGCGTGCTTCTCGCACAGAGCGACCCGCTTCTCGTCGAACTCTTTGTAGTCGGCAGCGAGCTTCTTTTGGACGTCCGGCTCTTCGCCGTCGCCGATGTTCTTCATCTCTCCGGCCGCGTTCATGGCCTTGCCGAACGCAAGTAGCTTCATGTCGCAGCCGACGAGGGTCACAATGAACGACCATTCAACGCCGGGGAGCCCGTTGATTTGGCTGCTGTTACATGCGGTCATGAGTGCTCGTACTTCATTGCCGGTCAGTTTTACTGTCTTCATTTCGTCATGCTCCTGTTGGTGCGTTTAGGTACGGATCTCTTGCTGATAGAGTCCGAGGCGATACGCGGCCTCGTCGCGGTCTGCTCTGTCATGGGAATCGTCTGAAAGTTTGTCGTAGGCTGAATACTGGGAAAGGGCCTCCAGGAAATCATCAGGCCAAATGAGTTCGTCAGCCAGGTCGTCGGCCGGGGCGTAGATCATCCCGGTCCCGCCATCGCTGATACTCAAGTCAGGGCGATCGCGTCGAAGCTTTGTCTGCGCGCGGTTGAGAGAGTCAATCATCTCAAGGTTAGAAAAGATCTTGACCTGGTTGTCATCGCTGAGGTACTTGCGGGTCTTCGTGACCACGTCGCCGGCTAACATTACCATCTTAGAGCTACCTTGTTTTCTTTCTTCTTCCCTGCCTCAACCTTGCTCATTACCTTCTCCCACCTGGATTCCATCTTGTCGAGCTGGCGCTGAAGCGAAGACATATAGAGGTTCATATTGGCGAAGAGTGCGGCGACGACCAGGACCGCAAAGGCACAAAGAACGAGGAACTTGCCCTCAAGCTTGCCAACGCTCTTAACCAGCGGATTCAAGACCTTGTAGATGCCTTTTTGGCTCTCGCTGATCTTGTCGTAGATGTTCTTGCGGTTCTCCTCGCATCTCTTCTCCTGGTCGGTCATGCTTGCCTCAGCTCTCTTTGGTTTTTACTGCGAAGTTCCATGCGATCCCCATAATCTTCATGCAATCCTTCCGAGCTTCGTCCTGGGTCGGACAGCTCTTTGTGGTCGTGATCACATCGTCGCCTACGTAAAAATTCCAGCGCCACTTGCCGTTGTCCAAGAATACAATGGCTTCGTGCTCCCCAAGGGTCTGACTCCCCTCGTCGACCTTCGCATTCGCGTGGTCAACGTTCTTCATCGCCTTGAGTTCTTCGTTTGTTCTGAGTTTGTTCGTCATGGGTGCCCTCGCTTAGATGAACTTCTTAATCGATCCATTCACCTGGAGAACGGCGTTGTCAGCATTACCTACGCTGGCGATCTTCAGATGGCCAAGGCCGAAAGTATCCTGCTGGACAGTCTCGATTACCTGACTCACGCCGCCAATCGCTACGGCAGGAGCAGTGAACGGGGCGATCGTTCCCCATGCAGCTTCATAGTCGGTAGCCGGGAAGACGCCAGGCAGCGCGTTATTGGCACCGAGGGCGTTGTTGACGAAGTTCAATGTTGCATCGCCAGTAGCCCCAGCATCGGCACCCTTGATATTCATCGTAATAGCGGAAAACTCAGCATTGCCGACAGGAACCGCAATGCTGCTGATAAGGGCGTTGGTCGCAGATGCGGGAACCACTTCGTAGTCGTTGGTGAAGACCATGACAGCAACGCCATGACGTTCGACGGTGGTAGCCGCCATGTCGCTGACGACGCGCTGAGTCAAACCACTCGCTTCAGTCACCATTGTAGAGAGCAGTCCAGGAGTCGGCTTGCAACGGAAACCCTTCAGCCCGTCAATAGCCGTTACTAGTGCTGCCAACGTGGCGTAGGTGTCACAATCGACTGTAGCGGCGCCAGAGTCGTCAGTGAACGTGAAGCGACCTTCAGTGCTCGCTCCGCCATCGGCGTCAAAGGCTACGGTGTGGACTGCGCTGATGCCGGTGTAGCTGATATTCAGCATGTGAGTTGCGAGAAGAGGTAGACTGTGCTGCATGATATGGCTCCTTATGCGGTGAATCCGATTCTACGAGTTGTTCGTTCCTGGCGGCGGGCGGCGACAGCCTTCCCCCTCCAAAGGTCGAAAGTGTCTTTGTTCTCAAGTGTGGCCGTGCGATTGGGATCAACGTCGCTCCATGGCTTTCCGCGCATCCGGTAAAGGGCGTAGCGGGCTCCAGCAACAAGCCCCTCGTGGAATCGCTGCAGTACCCAATCCGGCCCGGTGATGCCGTCTACGTCAGGAGCAAGCGAGACCGTGACGACAAGCCCGTCGGTGAGGTCTGAGGAGGGAATGAAGTCTTCTTCGAATGTCAGCGTGGAGGTATCGGTCATCTTGTAACCGACAGGCTCGACAATGTCTTCGTCGAGCTTCACCTCAACCACACGGATCACAACGCCCTCGTCGGGTGAAAGCGTGTAATCCGCTTGGTCGGTAACTGAGTCGATAGGATCAAGCTCAACCCTCCAGACCTCGGAGCTTTCAAGAAGCTGCTCCCATGCCCACCGGAGTTTGTCTTGGACGACGTTCTCAGGGGGATAACCGGGCATATCGGCTACTACTTTAATGGCGAGGTCCGAAAGGGTTGTAATCATCCTACGCTACTCCGTGGTGAAGGGACTTATCCATTTCTGCTTTGCCGATCTTCCGCTGCTTGTCGTATTCCTTTTCAGTGATCTTGCGATGAATGATGTAGGTATACGGCTTCTTCCCACCGATAGACTTGCGGTCTTCGCCGGGGATCTGCTTGAAGAGGGGAACGTAAGCGTTGTCGATGGCTTCGCGGTAGTCCGAACGAATGACCGTCCGTATCTGACGGGGCCAGATGATGATCTTCCCGTTGACGCCGGCCATAACGATATCATCGTCCTGCTCGCTCGTCTTCGGATTGAACGTGACCTCGTAGTACCAGAATGTACCAATCGGGGGCCGGTCTGCGAAGTCAATGTTTCGGTCGTCGGCGTCAGCGCGTTTCTCAGCGGCCTTGATGTCAGCCTTGAACTGGGCGCGCTCTTCGGCAATCGTGGCTTTCAGCTCGGCGAGTTCGATCTCGGCTTCGCTCAGGTTTTTCGTGTTTTCGTCGGTCACGGCTTCTTCGTCTTGAGTTGGTGTCGATGCTGCTTTTTCTTCGGTTTTCGAAGGTGCTTCGGATGAAGTCTTCTTCTTTCGTGCTGGTCTTGGCATGGTCGTGCGCTCCTAGTTGTGCTGTAGACTCTTGGCCGTTTGATAGGTGAAACTTAACCGGCACCTGCCCCAACTGACAAGAGAGGCAGGCACCGGATCAGCATATGACGAATCTAGTTGTAGGTACCAGCTTCGAAAGCAACTGGCTCGGTGCTAACGTTGACGGAACTGTCACTAGCCAGGGAGAACCCTGCCTTCGTGATAGTGCCGGCCGGAACGCCTACGAGGTCGTTCTTACCCGTGAGGGCTTGAACCTGACCACTGGACAGTGCCAGACTGAGGGTCACTTCATCAACGGCATCGCCATCATTGGTAATAGCCAAGATGACAGCGTTTTCGCTGCGGGAAGCGGCCTCAGAACCGATAGTGACCATCGAGCCAACGCCTACCAGAGTGGTATTGACGCCTGCATTGAAATGGCCGGTACGGTTGCCGGGGGTGTCCAGGGTGAATTGACTGACAACGTCGCCAGTGCCCTTGTCGCGCATGTCCTCGTCGGCAGGACGGGCGATATGAGTGGTGGAGGCAGAGGTAATCTCCTCGCCACCAAGGTATGCGCCAATGCCTGCGCCGAGAGCCTGCGGAGTGGTTACGCCGGCTTCGTCGATTTCGATACCGCCGAAAGCTTCGATGGAGCGGAAGTTGCGATTCCACTCCATAGCCTTCTCAGCGGTAAGAGCGATGGTCCGGATCTTCACCCAGTCGGGTACGAACCCGAGCGAGACCTTGAGGGCCGCGGCCGTTCCAATAAAGATTCCTGCTTCGTGACGTAGTGCCATAATCAGAATCTCCTTTAATTACTCATTGGTGGGCGGGATAGCGCTGACAGCAACTTCCAACCGGCCAATGAAGGTTTGGGTGAGGATCAGGCAAGCCTGGTCTGCGGTCCAGCTTGCGCTGCCAAGACGACCCATGGGATCGCCCGGGGCGGGCTTCGGCTGGAGAACTACGGGTTTGGTTGCACCATGACCCTGGAGCGGGACAATGGCGTAAGCATCACGAGCGAGCGCTACCAGCGGGTAGACGTCGGCCTGAGCTGCACTGGAGACTTCTTCGCCGCCGGAAAGCCATTCAGTGCTGGAGGCACCGGAGGTTTCCCAGGCATCGAAGAGCGAGGACAGCATGACGCGGAAGTCACCAATCGAACCAACTTCGTTCGGCATGGCCTTCATGGCGGAACTGTAGTTCGCAACGGGGATCCAGCCGGGCAGGTTTTCCAGGTCGGCCTTCGCGTCGGTGTGACCCAACAGGATGAAGGCTTCGCGAATCGGCTCGGTCGAGACGTTGGGGTTGGCGGCGATGATGCGAGTGATCTTCTTGGCCCGGTTCTTCATGAATGCACGTTCCATGCGCTTCAGATCGGACAGTTTCGCCGGGGAATCAACTGCTGCGCGGGACGCAACGTTGTTGGCGTAGAAGACATTGGTACCACCCTTCAGGGCGTTCCAGCGAATCAGCTCGACGACTTCGGCCTGCTGCTCACCGAGGATATTGAAAGTCTCCTGGAAGACCGGATCCTCGTGATACAGTTTCAGCTCGCGGGTCAGCTCAACGAGATCGCCGTAGGTTTCCAGAGTGACGGAAACGTCGGTGTACTTGAGCTTCTTCGCGGCAGGCGTGACGCCTTCAGCGAGGGGGGCGAGTGCAGGAAGAGCGGCCAGCGAATGATAACGCCGGTAGGTGCGAACCTTGCCCTTGTTCTGCGGTTGAGGGTCTTTCTGTCCAAATCGTTCCAGGATCATTACTTCCTGGGCACGTTTCAACAGACGCTTGGCGGCGAATACCGCGGTACGTTGACTGAGATCACCAGTCGAGTTGTAGTTGGTAGCCATTACGGCCTCCTTGTGTTGTTCGTACCGTGCACGGACACTCAGAGGCGTTCTGGCTAACAGCTTTGCTATTGGGTTTGTGAGATCTTAGGTAACTTGGAAACGGGTGTAATTCCGGCAATGGCGGCACATCACTTCAGTGTTTGTGCCATGGCCAAGGATTCCCTTGAAAAGGATCGTATTGCAGCCCGGGTAGGGGCAACGGGTGACGACTTCATTCGGCATCGTGGTCTCTGTATCGTATGTTGCAGCAACCGTGTTTGTCCGTTTATCGTCAGCCATTAGTCTTTAATCTCCGCCTCGTTGAACAGGTCGACTTCTTCCTGTGCGCTCATGGGGGCGTCATTCCCGCCTTTACTCTTGCGCTTGGCCTTGCTCTTGCCCTTTGTCCGAGCCGTGGAGCCGTGGAGGTCGGTATGCTTCTTCTTCTTCTCCTTGGCGCTTGAATCGATCTTCTTGTTGGACGCCTTGACCGTGGCTTCCTTGAACGCGTCGAGTACTGCGGATTGACCGGCGACTGTTCCCCCATCGAACAGGTCAAGGGTGTCCTGCTCCTGCTTGTTAAGCCATGGCCAGAACTCGTGAGTACTGTCTTTTTCGTTCATCACTTCGATATCGAGATCAGGATGGCGTCTCTGAATCGCGTTGTTGTGTCGTTCAATCGCAAGGTTGGACTGCATTGCGTCGAAGTCTTTACGGCTGACGAAGTCTTCGCCCTTGGCGGTGTTCGCGGTACCGGATGCCTGGAGGGCCAGGGCCGACATGAAGTCAACCAGTTCGTCGCCGTACTCTTCGCGGAGTTCAGTGACGTTGATCGTCTTGTCGCCAAGCTTCAACTCATCGGCGCCCATCAGCTCGTCGGTAATCTGCTTGCGAATCTCTGCTTCGCGTTCAGTCATCCGGCGGGCGACTTCGGTTTCGACTTCGGTCTGCTCTGTATCTTTCTTGCCTTCGGCCACCATCCGCTTTACGCGATCGGCTGCAGACTCATTCTCGTCGTCGCTGTCTTCGTCATCGTC